CACTATGCGTATGGAAGAAGTCCTTTCTACCGTATTTTTTGTTGTCAAAATGGGTCCTGATTGCTACCAAGACAAGACTAGGTTCCCAAATGGTCCCTGGTGCAAAGTCGGAGATTTTGTTTTAGCGCGTCCAAATACGGGAACTAGACTAAAAATCCACGGTAGGGAATTCCGAATAATCAATGATGATTCTGTCGAGGGTATTGTTCAAGACCCCCGCGGTATTAGTCGCGTTTAAAGGAGATAGTGATGGCTATTGCACAAAACGAATTCAAATTTCCTGATGAAATTGACAACGAACCAACGCAAGAATTTGAAATTGAGATTGAAGATGATGTTCCAGAGGAAGATCGCATCAATTCAAAACCTATGCCACGGGAAATTGCTGATGAAGTCGAAAATGATGACCTAGAATCCTACTCACAAGAGGCAAAAGAGCGTTTAATTCAAATGAAAAAGCTCATGCACGATGAGCGTAGGGCTAAAGATCAGGCTTTGAGGGAACATAGCGAAGCAATTCGCGTTGCTAACCTTATTATTGAAGAAAACAGGCAACTTAAAGGGCGTTTGTCCGATGGGGAGAAGGTTTACGTCAGTACTGCCAAGGAAGGCATTACTCGCGAGCTAGAAATGGCAAAGCGGGAAATGAAAGAAGCCTATGAGTCTGGAGATTCTGATCGATTAGCAGAAGCTCAAGATAAATTGACAGATGTAAAGTTAAAAGCTCGTGATATTGAACGCTACACACCACAATATGATGAAAAGACTTTACAACGGCAAGAAAATGAAGTAAAAATACAGCAACAGCAGCCCGAACCCCAACGCCTGGACTCAAAAACCCAAGCGTGGCTTGACAAAAACAAGTGGTACGGTGTTGATGAAGATATGAGTTTTCTTGCTCAAGGTATACATAGACGTCTAGAGAAAGAAGGAGTCCCACTAGGCTCCGATCATTACTGGAACGTAGTAGACACCGAGATCAAAAAACGCTTCCCAGAGAAATTTGAGGAAGAGCCAGGAACTAAACAGCCTGAGAAATCTGAAAAGAAATCAAGCACGGTTGTAGCATCGGCAACAAGATCAACATCCCCAAAAAAGATTAGACTTACGCCTACACAAATGGCTCTGGCTAAGAAATTTAACCTTTCTCCAGAGCAATATGCTATGGAATTAACTAAATTGGAGTCCCAAAATGGCTGAAAATAGAGTTCCCCGTGAAGTAAGCAATCGTCAACAAGCAGAACGTCCCAAAGCATGGAGGCCTCCTGAGTTGTTGCCAGAACCTGATAAACAGGCTGGTTTTGCTTATCGTTGGATTCGTGTTTCTATGTTGAATCAAGCTGATCCCCGCAATTTATCTGCCAAACTCAGAGAGGGTTGGGAGCCAGTAAGAATCGAAGAGCAACCGAAATTTAAAATGCTAGTTGATCCCGATGGACGTTTTAAAGACAACATCGAGATTGGCGGGTTATTACTCTGCAAGACTCCAGAAGAGTTCGTGCAACAGCAGCAGGATTACTATGCTGATATGACACGGAAACAGACGGAAGCTGTAGATAATAATTTGATGCGCCAAAGCGACCCGCGGATGCCGATCTTTAATGAACGGAAATCTACGACAAGTTTTGGCAGAGGTAATCAATCTTAATAAGGAGTTTTAAATGGCATATCCTACCGTTTCTGCCCCATACGGTCTTAAGCCTATAAACCTTATTGGTGGTCAAGTTTTTGCTGGTTCTACTCGTAACATCAAGATCCAGTACAACTTCGGAACCAATATTTTTTATGGTGATGTTGTAGGTATTTCCCGTGGCTTTATTACTCGTTCCATTATGACTACTGGTGCAACAGCTATTACTGGCTATGCAACTGGCGGTACTATTGGCGTGTTCTTAGGCTGTTCTTTCACAAACCCTGTTACCAAGCAAAAGACTTTCAGCCAATACTGGCCCGCAAGCACTTTAGCTGGTGATGCTGTTGCTGTGGTTTGCGATGATCCTGATACATTGTTCCGTGTTGCTGCTGTTACAGCTGCTGGTGGTACAACTATTGGTTCTGTTGCAACTTGCATGGTTGGCTTGAACGTAACTGGTTCTAACTTAGCTGGTTCTACAAACAATGGTAACTCAAGCAACGGTATCGTTCCTTCAGTAGCTGTTGAGAATACTGCTTCGTTGCCATTGCGTATCGTTGACATTGTTCCTGATACAGCTGTTGCTACTACTGCAACCTATACTTCTATTGCTGGTAGCGTAACAATTACTTGTTCCGCAATCCCATCAGCTTTGGTAGTTGGTACAGAAGTTGGCTATGTTGCTTCTAACGGTCAATACGTTGGTACAGGCTCTTACATTGCAGCTGCTGCAGCTGCTGGTGCTACTACTGTTGTTCTAAATAGCGCACCTGTAACAGTAAACAGCCCAACTGGTACTGCATCTTCCACAATGACTATTCCTGCATCTAGCACGTTAGTATTTACTCAATACCCAGAAGCTGTTGTTAAATTCAACTTCGGTATTCAAGAGTATTACAACACCGCTGGTCAGGCATCGACACTTTAATCTAAGGAGCTTTAAATGGCTATTTCACGCGCACAACTACTGAAAGAGTTGCTCCCTGGACTGAACGCATTGTTCGGACTTGAGTATGCTCGCTACGGTGAAGAACACAAAGAGATCTACGAAACTGAGACTTCTGAGCGTTCTTTTGAAGAAGAAACAAAACTGTCAGGTTTCTCTGCAGCTCCTGTCAAAAACGAAGGCTCTGCCATCGCTTATGACAATGCTCAAGAAGCATGGACAGCTCGCTACAACCACGAAACTATCGCCCTTGGCTTTAGCTTGACTGAAGAGGCAATCGAAGATAACCTCTACGATTCTTTATCAGCTCGCTACACCAAAGGTCTAGCTCGTGCTATGGCTTACACCAAGCAAGTTAAAGCTGCTGCTGTATTGAATAACGCTTTCAACTCTGCCTACACAGGTGGTGATGGCGTATCACTACTCAACGCTTCACACCCATTGGTTAACGGTGGTACTAACAGCAATGCCCCATCTACAGCTGCTGACTTGAACGAAACTGCATTGGAAAATGCTGTTATTCAAATCGCTGGTTGGACCGATGAGCGCGGCTTGTTAATCGCTGCTAAACCTCGTAAATTGGTTGTTCCACCAGCATTACAGTTCGTTGCAACTCGTTTGCTCGAAACTGAATTGCGCGTTGGCACAAACAACAACGATATCAATGCAATCAAAAACAACGGTGCAGTTCCAGAAGGTTATACAATTAACCATTTCTTGACCGCTACCAATGCTTGGTTCTTGACAACTGATGTGCCTAACGGCTTGAAACACTTTGTACGCTCACCACTCCAGAATTCTATGGATGGTGACTTTGATACTGGTAACGTCCGTTACAAGTCTCGTGAGCGTTACAGCTTCGGTTGGTCCGATCCACTAGGACTCTACGGTTCTTACTAATCAGTAAGTAGTAATGAAGAACCCCGCCAAAAGCGGGGTTTTTTATTTGTGTAAATCTTTTCTAATAGCTTCAATAACACTATCCCAGTCACCTAGTTTAGGTTGTCTGTAAATGGTAAAACTTGGATACCAAGGACTATCTGAACGATCCATTAACCAACGCCAGCAAGTATCAAAACGATTCATAAGCCATACTGGTTTACCAATTGCACCAGCTAAATGGGCGGTAGATGTATCTACAGCAATAACTAAATCAAGGTTTTCAATCAATCCAGCGGTATCTTCAAAATCTTTTAACTCATGGGTAAGATTAATTAAAGTATCCCAATCTTTGGAGTTAGCTAACTCTGTTACAGCTGGTTCTCCCAACTGTAGGCTAATAAACTCAATATCTGGATGTTGTAACGGAACCAGCTTTTCAAGGGCTATATTGCGCCTTTCATTAACTGCCCAGACTTCTGGCTGATCTGGCCTATATCCACCAGACCAAACAATCCCTACCCGTTTTTTAGTCTTTTTTCCTAATCGTTTGGCAAAATGCGCTACTGTTTCTGGGTTAGGTTTTAAGTATGGTTCATTTGGAATCTTATCCAAACTATCTGTCCCAAAAGCCAATGGAAGGCTAATAATAGGGATATGGTAATCAAAATGGGGTAGTGGCACATTAGGAGTAACAATGGCATCTACACCCTTTAAAGATGTACAAATACGAACTAACGGGTTTTCTAACCCCAGCATCACAATTGCGCCACGTTCTTTAGCCAAATTAACATAACGGCAAAACTGCAGCATATCTCCAAGACCTTGCTCACCATAGATAAACAATACTTGATTTTTAAGGTCTTCTTCTCCTAACCAAGGTTTTCCTGGGAATTGTTTGCGAGGATATGAAGCTCTATTCCACCGCCATTCGTGCTCTTTCCATGCAATATCGTATTGTCCCGTAAGTAAAAGGCACATAGAACGGTTAAAACGGCAATCTTCAAGATCTGGTTTAATTTCTATAGCTTTGTTGTAGTCTGCTAAAGCCTCATCAATACGCATTAAATTCTGCAAAACAAGGCCACGGTTGTTGTAAAAAGCCTCAATATACTGCGGATTTTGAGCTATGCCAGCCTCATAATTGGCTAAAGTTTCTTCCATTCTGTGCAATTTTTGCAGCGCAATACCTTTATTGTTATAGGCTTCTGGAAAGTTTGGCTTGTACTTAAGAGCCATATCGTACATTTCTATTTCTTCTTCAGTACGATGAAGCGCACCTACAACAATTCCTCGATTGTAATAAGCCTCCGCATAGTCTGGCTTAAGCTCAATGGATTTAGTTAAATCTTCTAATGCCAATTCTGGTTGTTTAAGCTGGTGATAAGCATTTCCTCTATTGCAAAATGCCATATGGTTATCTGGATAGATTTCTATGGACTTGTTATAGAACTCCATAGCATTAACAAACTGACCAGCATTACTCAAAATTACGCCAATAAGATGATAAGCATCTGCGTGTTTTGGAACGGCTTTAATAACTTCTTGTGCTAAGTTAACAGCCTCTTGAGCCTTACCAGAGCTAAAAAGTTTTAACGCTTGATCAAATTTGTTAATGATTTGTGGGGGTACGGATATACTCATTTTTTTCTTCATTTTGCGATTCTATACTGATTTAAAAAAAAATAAAACTATTTTGTAAAATCGTTGTGGACAATCAAAATTTAGTGTATAAATATGCTATCTGGGTGATGCTTATTCCGCTACTGCCCCAGCAGACGATGCAACGATTGGAATAAGTCTTTTGCATAAGGAGTCCATTATGGGACGTAGTACATTTGAAGGTCCAATTTTGTCTGGAGATCAACGCTTTGGTCCACAACGTGATGTAGGTTACACAGTTTTAAGCCAAGCTTGTTTTTTAGATTTTTCTAAAACTACTGCTGGTCAAGCTGGTTTTGCTGGTTCTTCTGGCGTGTTTGTAACAGCTAATAACATTCCTAACCAAGCAGCAACTATTTATGCTCCACAATCTGGTGCTTATAGTGCTAGTGGTCCATCAGTAACTACAAATACTCCAACAGCTGATGCTTCTGGAACTATTTATCGTGGCATCGTATTTACATTGCCACAAGGTTGCTATTTGCAAACTTTAGATCTTGATTATTTAACCACTCCTACTGATGGTTCATCTAATACAGCATCTACTGTACAACCATATATTTCTAACGACTTTGCTACAACTGGCGGTACATATGCAACTATGGCTGCCAATACCAGCTCTGCTGTAGGCCGTACAACTGCTACTTTTACAGCAGCTCAGTATGCTAATGCTCAGTCTACATTGCAAGATGTACAAAACATTCAGCCTGGTCAACAGCCAACTTGGTTTTCTCAAGTAGTTGTTACTTTGAAATTAACTGGTACTAGCTTGGGTGCTCCTACTTCTGGTAAATTAAATCTGTTTATTCGATATTTACAGCCTGATACTAATATTGGTAACAGTACAACTTACCCTTATGGTAACTTTGACTAATGATCCGATGGGGGGTATTTACCCCCCTTTTTAAAATTTAAGGAGAAATTATGTCAGGCGGATGGAATCTATTAAACTTTTTCTCGCCCAATAACCAAACGGGTGCAATGGGAATTCAAACCCCAAGCACACCTTTAACTGGTATTGATGGCGCAGCTCAATTTATTGCACCTCAACGGCTTCGTGACGTTGTAGGTAAACTTAAAGTTTCACAATCACAAAACATTTACGATGCCGACTTTGAGTACGGTGTTCAGCCTTTGCGTTGGGAAAACTTTATTACTAACGTATCAGGACAGGCTTCTATTGTTCAAAATCCAGGTCTAGGTGGCGTAACCATGACTATTGGTGGTGGTAATGTACCTGGTGATATTACTGTTCGTCAGTCACGCCCATACCATCGTTATCAGCCTGGCAAAACAATGTACATGGCTTCTAACGTCAACTTTGGTACATCCTTAAATGGTCAATTCCAACGTGTTGGTATTTTTGATGATTCCAACGGCATTTTCTTTATGCAACAAGGAACGCCTACACCAGATAATCCTTATGCAATGTATTGCGTAATTCGTTCCGATTCTGGTGGTTTACCAACAGATCAAACATTTGCAATGGGTGCATGGAATGGTAATAAAGCCATTATTAATGCACTTGATTGGACTAAAGTTCAAATGATTTGGATGGAGTACGCATGGTATGGAGCTGGTGCTCTACGCTTTGGTGTAGTTATCAATGGCGAACCTTGGGTAGTTCATCAAGTTGGTACTGGTAACGGTATAGTAAATGGCGTATCTCAAGTTAAACCTTGGAGCCGTACTGGTAACTTACCAGCTCGTTATGAACAGCGTGATAACGGTTCTACTGGCCTTTCAGTAATGACCCACTATGGTGTGTCTATTCTGATTGAAGGCGGTATAGATAAGCAGCGTGGATTTACCTATTCATATGGTAACTATGCAGCTCAACAATCTCGTACCGTTCCAGCAACTTCTATTCGTTATCCAATGATGTCTTTCCGTATGAGAACTGTTGGTACTGACCAGTTTGATAATACTAACGCTGCTGCAAGCGCAGGAACAAATACCACATTAACTATTGGTAACTCAGGTGTAGTTGGTAATACAACCATTACTTCAGTAGTTGGACAGTCTAATAGCGGTCAAGCATTGTTTACTTTTGGCGGTGCTCATGGCTATGCAGTAACTAACCCAGCTAACGCAAATAGTGCAGCTCAGTACATTACATTAGGTTCATTTACTGAAGTTGGAACATCTGCTTCTGGCGGATTTAGCTTTAGTGGAACTACTTTAACTGTTACTACAGTAACTTCTGGTGCTTTCCAAGCTGGTCAAACATTGTCTGGAACAGGTATTGTAGGAACTCCTACGATTGTTAATCAGTTAACTTCTACTGGATCTGCTGTTGGTTCACAGGCTTATTCAAGTGGTGGTGCTGCTGGTGCAAGCGTAGTTACATTGGCTGCTGGCACATCATTTGCAATAGGACAGTTAATTGCTGGTACAGGGATTTCTGCTGGATCATTTATTACTGGCGTAAATGGTGCATCTATCACTATTAGCCAAGCATTTACAGCACAAGTATCTGGAACAGTTACGTCATATGCTCCAGGTGGTGTTGGTACATATGCAGTAAGTTCTTCGCAAACTACTTTTGCTGCTACTTTGACTGCAACAACTACTTATGCAGCTGGTACTTATTTGATTCAATCTGTGCCTTCAACAACAACAATGATTCTTCCGATTCAGTTGTTGACTGGTGTAACAGCTACTACAAATCCAACGGCAACTTATTGGGGTGTTAATCAGTTTGTTGGTAAGTCACTTTACTATCAAGCTGCATTACCTTCATTAACTAGTGCTGCGGTAGGTTCTGCAACAGTTATTGGCGGTATTACTCAATTCCCAGTAGTTTTAGGATTTGCTGCTGCTCATAATTTACAAACTGGTAACGTCATTACAATTGCAACGGCTGGAAATACTAAATATAACGGTACTTACAACGTATCAGTTGGTTCTACTGTTACTGGCGCAACAATTTATTTTGCTAACGTAACACCTGGTCCATACACACAAACTGGCGCAGTTGTAACGTCTCCGTATACAGCAAGAATTACAAGCAATACTGTAAGCACATTAACATTCCAAGATATTGTTACTGCTCTGCCATTGGCTAACCCGCCAACAGCTAGTGGAGCATATCAGATTGGTTTGATTGATCGTGGACAGTTATTGCCTAATACTTTGCTGATTAATACTAGTGCTACGGCATTGGTTGAATTGATTGCAAGTACGCCTACGAATCAAACGTCCTTACAAGGGTCTAGTTTTGTTGCATTAAATACATTAGGGTCATATAACTCTTTTGCTGAACAAGATTTATCAGCAATAGGGATTACTGGTGGTGAAGTTGTTTACTCATTCTCAACTCCTAATAATGCTTTGCAACAGCTGGATTTAACACAATTTTTCCCTGTATTGACAAACATTAAAGGTAACGTAGCAGATATTTTGACAGTTGCAGTTACTTGTGCATCAGCAACAACAACGCAAGTAAACGTAGTCTGTCAGGAAGCGATGGCATAACATGGCAAAAACTCCTGCTTGGCAACGCAAAGAAGGTAAAAGTCCTACTGGCGGTTTAAATGCCAAGGGGAGAGCTTCTGCTAAAAAGCAAGGAATGAATCTAAAGCCCCCTCAACCAGAGGGTGGCTCTAGAAAGAAATCATTTTGTGCTCGCATGGAAGGCATGAAGTCTAAGTTAACATCAGAAAAAACAGCTAAAGATCCAGATAGTAGAATTAATAAGAGTTTAAGAAAGTGGAAATGTTAAATGACTCCAGAAATCGCAGGGCTATTAGCAGTCTGGAATCTGCTTACTTCCATTATTCTTGGATTGGTATTTTTTATGTTAAATAGTGCAAAAGATGCTAATAAAGAGTTAACTGCAGAAGTGCAAAGACACTCTATTCTTTTGAACAAAACTAGGGAAGAGATAGCCCGTGATTACATTACTAAAATTGAAGTTCGTAGCGATATGGAACGCATTATTAACCGTTTTGACAAGCTGGAAGAAAAGCTTGATCGAGTCATTGAAGGCCATAAATAATGCCATCCGTAAGTAAAAAACAACATAATTTAATGGAAGCAGTAGCCCACAATAAGGCTTTTGCTAAAAAAGTAGGCATTCCACAATCCGTGGGACAAGATTTTGCAAAAGCCGATAAAGGCAAAACATTTAGAAAAGGTGGTGATGCGATGGCAACAAAGAAAAAAATGACTGTTAATCCAGCAATGGCAATGATGGCTGCTCGCGCTATGCGTACACCAGCCCCAGTACAAGCAGCCCCAATGGGTGGCGCGCCAATGGGCGGTATGCCAGGAATGAAAAAAGGTGGAAGCACAATGAAGAAAATGGCTAAAGGCGGTGAGACTATGGGTCCACGCAATATGTCTAAAGATGTTGTTGCTGGTTCAGACAAACATGGTAAGCATGGCGAATCTAAAGTCCAAAAAAGCGGTCATACCCGTGGCATGAATTTAGGTGATTCTGGCCCTAAAGAAAAAATTGAAACTGAAAAAAACATGAAATCATTTATGAAAAAATACGCAAAAGGTGGCGCAATTCTTGGCGAACCAATGCGTTCAGTAAAAACTTCTGGTGGTCATAAGCCACACGGTGATGGTATTGCAGAGCGCGGTAAAACTCGTGCAATGATGCCTAAAATGAAAGGACGCACAATATGAAAAAGACTAAACGCTATGATGATGGTGGATTAAGTTCGTCTCAAAAAGAATGGTTAGGTAGTGCAGACCAAAGCGATCCTATTATTATGGCTCGTATGCGCGCTGCAGTTCCTGATGAGTCTACTAAAGCTACAAATTATGGAGAGCAAAATGAATCACCAGAAGTAAGCACTCCTAAAGCAGTAGAGCGTACTGTAGTTAAAACTAAAGTTACTCCAAGAATTACTGGTGATGACACCGTTAATCCTGATGTTAAGATGCGTTCTTCTGTATCAGAAGCTAAAAAGGCCATTGGTGTAGGTTCATTACCTAAATCATTCAAAGAAGCTGGTGGTAACACAACAGCTACTAAATCTAAAGCTGATATGCCTTCAATGAAGATTAGTCTTCCTGATCCACTTTCTAAGTTCAATGCTAAAGGTCAACGTACTGGCGGTAAAGACTTTGAATTAGGCGTTAAAAAAGGTGGATCTATTAAAAAGATGGCATCTGGTGGCAGAACGTCTGCATCCAAGCGCGCTGATGGTTGTGCTACTAAAGGTTTTACGCGTGGCTAATCCAGTAAATCCTGTTGATCCTACCTCAAAAACTGGGGATGGAAAATCTTTCTTAGAAAGAATGCAGCGGGGTATGTCTAACGATCCTACTGCAAATCCAGAAAAGGCTAAACAGTTTGCTGATTTTCTTGAAAAGTCAGTCAATGAAGGTAAAGCAATTAATGAAGCTAAAAATGCTTATACCAAAAACTATTCTGGAAATACCAGAGTTGGCGGTATAGGTGGTGATGGCGGAGATCTTGAAAAAGGCATGATGGGTAGTCGTTTTAAACCATTAAATAAGGCTAAAGGCGGTAAAATTAAATCAGCATCTGCGCGAGCAGATGGTATAGCGCAACGCGGTAAAACTAGAGCATAAGGAGCATTAAAATGAATAAATTAGTTAAAGAATCAATGGAACCACGCATGGGTCCAGATATGGAACGTCACGATGAGTTTATCGCTGAACATGAGACTGACACTCATAAACACCATAAGCATGAGTTTAAAAAACACGCTGCTGGTCATACACACCATATGGATATGGTTGAAAAAATGTGTGGTGGAAAGTACGTTAAATAATGAGAGCCAGCCGTGGAATGGGCGATATAGCCCCTTCCAAAATGCCTAAGAAAAAGATTATCCATAGAACGGATAATCCTAATGACGTGGAAGTTTATGCCAAAGGTGGGACTATTAAACATAGTGGTCCTATACAAGTATCCAAAGTTCCTGGCAGTATGGCTCCTATTGTTAAAAAAATGTTAAAAAATCCAGGCAAATTAACAGCATCTGATATGTTTGCTAAAGGTGGTTTGTATGAAAATATTCATAAGAAACAAGCTCGTATTGCAGCTGGCTCTGGTGAAAAGATGCGTAAGCCTGGGTCTCCAGGTGCGCCTACTAAAGAAGACTTTATTAAGTCTGCTAAAACAAGGAAGAAAAAATGAACTTATTTCATAGTTTAGAAGAATACGCACACGAGATTCTTGATGCAGTAAAAGCACGAGTGCAACATTTAGAACAAGCTTTTGGCACTCATAGCGATGAATTAGCTCATGTAGTTGCTACTTTAGAATCTCATGTTGCTACGACAACTATAGCTCCAGCATCATCTATTGCACTTGGATTACCATCTGAGCCAGTAGAAGCTGCACCTGTAGAGCCTGTTGTTGAAGTCCCTGCTGAAATTCAAGCATCAGAAGAGAAATAATCATGGCTGAAAAATGGATTCAAAAAGCCATTAAAAAGCCTGGTGCATTGCATAAAGAACTTGGCGTACCTCAAGGCAAAAAGATACCAGCTAAAAAATTAGCTGCTGCTGCCAAAAAGCCAGGTAAAGTAGGGCAACGTGCTAGATTAGCTGAAACACTTAAAGGTTTAAAAAAATGAAACTACTATCTTGGTTTTCTAAATTTTTTAAAACTAAGAAAGTAGTTAATTTTCCTGTTCCTAAAACTGTTCGCAAAAAACCAACTGTACAAAAAGCTACTACTAGAGCAAAGAAAAAATAATGGCGTATACCTCTGGTACAACCGTATTTAACTTAGACCTTTCCGAGCTAGTCGAGGAAGCGTATGAGCGTTGCGGTTCACAATTACGTTCTGGATATGATTTAAGAACAGCCCGTAGATCACTTAATTTAATGAGTATCGAGTGGTCTAACCGTGGTATTAACTTATGGACTGTAGAAGAATGTTCTATTCCATTGGTAACTAACCAAGGTATTTATGCCGTTCCAAATGACACAATTGATATTCTAGACCTTGAAACCAGAACCAGTAATGCCAGTACATCGAATCAAACAGATATTAATCTTAGCCGTATTTCTGAGTCCACTTATGCTACCATTCCTAATAAACTTACAACAGGAAGACCTGTACAAGTCTATTACAATCGCCAGTCTGGTAACGCTGATGTCACTACTTATACTGTAACTGGTAGCGCAATTAGCTCTACAGATACCACGATTACCCTTGGTTCTCCTAGCGGAACACTAACAGGGTTACGTTCTACTGGTTTTATTCAGTTAGATAATGAAATTATTGCTTATACCAACATTGTTGGTACTCAATTACAAAACTGCTGGCGTGGTCAAAACGGTACAACTGCTGCTGGTCATGCTATTGGTACTACTGCAATTGCTCAGTATTTACCCTGTGTCAATATCTGGCCTACTCCTGACTCAGGTGGTGGACCATATACATTGGTTTATTGGCGCATGAGAAGAGTCCAGGATGCTGGTAATGGCGTCAATATACAAGATGTACCATTCCGTTTTATTAACTGCATGGCAGCTGGTTTAGCCTATTTCTTAAGCGTTAAATTGCAAGGAATTGATCCGCAAAGGGTAATGTTCTTAAAACAGGACTATGAAGACCAATTTAACCTTGCAGCGCAAGAAGACCGAGAAACAGCTCCAGTTCGCTGGGTTCCTCGAAACTTGTTTTATTCGAGGTAAGTAATGCCGTCAAATTTTGCTTCTGGTAAGTATGCGATTGCCGAATGTGACCGCTGTGGTCAACGGTACAAACTTACTCAGTTAAAAAAGCTGACAATTAAGACTAAACAGGTCAGTATTAAAGTATGCCCAGAGTGTTGGGAACCAGACCAACCTCAATTACAATTGGGTATGTATCCTGTCAATGACCCCCAAGCGGTACGGGAGCCTAGACCTGATACTAGTTATTATGGTGCTGGACAGACGGGTTTGCAGACTTTAAATGGTAATGCAAATACAACTGCCCAAAACGGGTATCCTACTGATGGTAGTAGACAGATTCAATGGGGTTGGTATCCAGTTGGTGGTTCAAGTGGATATGATCGTGCTTTAACACCTAATAGCTTGGTTGCTGTTGGGACAATTAACTCAGTAACAGTATCGGTAACTTAGGAGCTAAAAATGGCAAAGATGGAATCTAAATCAGAATCAAAAAAAGAAATGGCAATGGATAAGAAACAAGACGTTGCTATGATTAAAAAAGCTTTTAAAGAGCATGATGCTCAAGAGCACAAAGGTGGCAAAGGCACAAAAATATCCCTTAAAAAGGGTGGTGTAACTGGCAAAGCTTTGAAAGCTGTTGGTCGTAACATGGCTCGTGCTAATAACCAAAGAGGTCGTTAATATGGCAACCGCAAAAAATGTAAAACCTACTAAAAAGAATAGCCCATCTATTCATGTAGGTGCTAACCGTGATAATGGCCCAGCTGAAATGTATGCCAAAAATGGCGAAAGCGTAGCTGCTGGTGAAGCACCAATGAAGTCTGGTGTACTTAGCAGAACTAGATCTGCCCAAGATGCCAGCATTACAGACCCATTATCAAATGGCGTATCTTATGGTATTGGTAGAGAAAAGACCGATGGCATTGTTATGCGTGGTCATGGAGCTGCTATCAAAGGTATTAAGTCTAGAGGACCGATGGCCTAATGAATTACGTCCAGTTATATCAAGCAATACAAGATTATTCCGAAAATACGGAATCTTTATTTGTTGCTAACATTCCTACGTTTGTACAGCAAGCGGAAGAGCGTATTTACAATACGATCAACTTTGCATCTTTGCGTAAAAATGTAACTGGAACTCTTACATCAGGAAACAAATACTTATCTTTACCGCTTGATTGGCTGGCAACATATTCAATAGCTGTTATTGATTCTTCTGGAAACTACACTTATCTTTTAAATAAAGATGTGAACTTTATTCGTGAAGCCTATCCTAATGCAGGAACGGCATATAACGGATTTCCAAAGTATTACGCACTTTTTGGACCACAATATACATTACCAAATGAACTATCTTGCATATTAGGGCCAACGCCAGATGCAAGTTATACAACTGAATTGCATTATTTCTTTTATCCACCATCAATTGTTCAAGGTATTATTGCCACTCTTAATACTTCCTACAGCGCAGGATCTCTGTATACCAATGGTACATACGAAAACGTGCCATTAACTGGTGGATCAGGATCTGGAGCAACTGCTACATTTACTATTTCTGGTCAATCTGTTACTGGTATAACAATTAATAGCGGTGGTCAATTCTATGTAGTTGGCGATACTTTGACTGTATCTAATTCCTATGTTGGTGGAACAGGATCTGGATTTTCAATTACTGTTCTTACAGTTAATAACTCTACTGGGACAAGCTGGCTTGGTGATAACTTTGACCCAGTACTTCTTTATGGCTCTATGCGTGAAGCTATGCTCTTTATGAAGGGTGAGCAAGACTTGGTTAAATATTACGAAGACAAATATGCAGAAGCACTTGATTTAGCTAAACGTCTTGGAGATGGTCTTGATCGTGGTGATGCTTATCGTGATGGTCAGACTAAATTAGATGTTAGTGGAAGAAAATCCTAATGTCTATTATTCAAGGTCAAACTACTACCTTTAAAACCAACTTATTAAGTGGGGTAGAAAACTTTACCCTTACTTCCCCATATACATATAAGATTGCGCTGTATACAGGCTTGGCTACGTTAAACAACGCAACCACAGCCTACACCAGCAGCAATGAAGTTGTATCGTCAGGCTATACAGCTGGAGGATTGGCATTAAGTATTTCAAATCCCCCTACTGGAGATACTCTTAATAACATTGGTTGGATATCGTTTAATAATGCAGTTTGGACAGGAGTTAGCTTTACTGCCAGGGGTGCATTAATTTACAATAGTACAACTAATGCTTCTATTTTTGTTTTAAATTTTGGTAACGATATTACTTGTACATCAAGTTTTACTGTTACCTTCCCAACAGCAACTTCAACAACCGCTGTTCTTACTATTAGTTAAGGAGTTTATATGAGTAAAGAATTATCAAACTTTGGTGACAGCAGCGTTGCTACAGTTACCCGTGCAAGCGATGGTCAGGAAACTTTAGGTATCCAAGGCCATTACATGGTTAAATGCTATGACAAAGATGGCAATCTAAAGTGGGAAGATATTGCTCCCAACTTAGTTAATGCTGTTGGTAAACAGGCTTTATTTGACTATTACTTTGGCGCAACTGGTACTGGCGGTGGTACATCTGCTGGTGCTAACTATCTTGGTTTAGTAGGTAGCTCATCTTCTACTGTTGTTTATGTAGCTTCAGATACTATTTCTTCCCATACTGGTTGGATTGAAGTAGGTGGATCTAATGCTCCTGCATATACAGGAAACCGCCAAGCTCCATCTTGGTCAGCTGCTACTAGCGGTGGTACAACGCCAACTAACATTACTACAAAAACTGCTACTGCATTGACATTCTCAATGACTAGCGGTGGTACTGTGTTTGGTTGTTTTATTAACTCTGGTGCATCTGCTTCAGCTACTAAAGATACATCAACTGGTATTTTGTATAGTGCAGGAAGCTTTACTGGCGGTAGCAAAATTGTTGCCAATGGTGATTCATTGGCAGTTACTTATACCACTACAGCAACGTCTTAATTTAGGAGCCAATTATGGCTTTAGTCGTTTATGACCGAGTATTACAAACTGGTACAGCCAATACAACTGTTAGCTTTTCATTAAGCGGAACAGTTACTGGCTACCAATCTTTTGCTGTAGTAGGAGATGGAAACACTACCTATTATTCTGCAACGGATGGAACTAACTGGGAAACTGGTCTTGGAACTTATGCAAGTTCTGGGACAGTTTTAACTCGCACTACAGTTTTACAATCTAGTAATTCTGGTTCTGCAGTTACTTTCTCAGGAACAGTTACAGTTTGGATAGATTACACAGCTTCTAAATCTATTTATAAAGATGCCAATGGAAATATAACGGCTAATAGCTTTACTCCAGGCTGGACGGCAACAGCAACTGCTGCTGGTACAACCAATTTAACTGTAGCAAGTACTTATTATCAACGCTTTACTGGAACATCTGCACAGACTGTTTTATTGCCTTCTGCTACAACTGTAGCATTAGGACAAGGATTCATTATTGATAATGATTCAACAGGAAATATTACTTTACAAGATAACGCATCTGGTGCTTTAGGTTCAATTGTTTCTGGTATGGCAGGATTTATATTTTGCGAATCTAATTCCACACAAGCTGGTAGTTGGTCAGGTTATATGTTTGTACCTGGTTCTGGTCCACTTGGACAAGTAACTTGGGGAACTTCTGGATTAAGTGCTGGTGGCGGTAGTATTACTAATGCTACTTGGGCTGGTTCAGTTATTTCAAGCACTTATTTACCAACAGTTACTTTAGGTTCTACAGCAGTTACTCTTGGTACTACAGTAGCTACATTTGCTGGTATGACTTTAAATAGCCCTACATTTGTAACACCAGTATTAGGAACTCCATCATCTGGAACTCTTACAAGTTGCACAGGTTTGCCAAATGCTGGTTTAGTAAATAGTTCTGTAACTCTTGGTAGTACAGCTGTTTCTTTAGGTACAACTGTAGCTACGTTTGCTGGTGTTACTTTATCTAGCCCAACTTTTGTTACGCCAGTATTAGGAACGCCATCATCTGGAACTCTTTCAAGTTGTTCTGGATATAACAGTAACTCATTATCTGGTGTAACTCTTGCCTCAACAGTTATAACTTCTAGCTTAACTTCTGTTGGATCTTTGGGTAATACTCAAATAGCATCTTTAGGAGTAGGTACTGCAGCTTCTGGTACATCTGGTGAAATTCGTGCAACTAACAATATTACTGCTTATTATTCTGATGAAAAATTAAAAACTAAAGTAGGAAATATTGAAAATCCTTTAGATAAAATACGTCAAATTGAAACAATGATATATCACGCAAATGAAACTGCCGTAGCTTTAGGTTATGATGCTTCAATAATTGAAGTTGGCGTAACTGCTCAATCTGTTCAAAAAGTAATGCCACAAACAGTTGCTCCAGCACCAATTGATGATAAATATTTAACAGTACGATATGAGCGTTTAATACCATTATTGATTGAGGCTATCAAAGAGTTAGAATCTCAAGTTGCTGAATTAAAGGCAAAATAATGTACGGATTAGGCCCATATTCTCAATCTCCATATGCAGCAATAGGAGTTGTATATACGGGTTCAATATCAGAATCAATTATTGCTGAAACTGATAGTGAAGTTGTAGTAGCTACATTTATTACCGCTATCACAGAAGCTATAACATTTGCTGATTCAATTATTGGTGGTTACTCTGTTGCAATTACAGAAAATTTAAATCCATTAGATTTTTCTTCTGCTGGTCAATCTAATTTTGTTTCAATATTAGAATCATTAACAGTATTAGATAATTCTACAGGTTATGCCAATTTTCCTACTTCAATTACAGAAGTTATGACAATGGCAGATGTAAGCACACAATTAAAAAAATTATTTGCTGTAATTAGTGAATCTTTAACAGCTGCCGATACAATATCTGTGATTACTGCATTTGTTGGATCTGTTACAGAAAATTTAAACCCAATAGATAAAGAAACTGTGATAGCTTCTTTTAATTCAATTATTAATGAATCTTTTAGTGTTAATGATTCACCATTCCCAAGGGGTTGGTTTATTATTGATGATAGCCAATCAATTACATGGGTAACTATTGATAATAGTCAATAAGGAAAAATATGTCATCAACTTATTCAAGTAGTTTAAAACTAGAACTCATCGGTAACGGGGACCAATCTGGTACTTGGGGAACAACTACTAACAATAACTTAGGTACATTGCTTGAACAAGCTATTACTGGAGTTCAGTCAATTACTATGAGTAATTCTGACTATACCCTTTCAAACTATAACGGCACATCAGATGAAGCTCGTAACGCTGTTTTATTTGTAAGTGGAACAAACTCAGCTATTCGTAAAATTGTTGCGCCACAAGGTCAAAACAAACTTTATACCATTTTTAACAATACTACTGGTGGCTATGCCATTACTATTGGTGCTCCTACAGGTACAGCCGTTACTATTCCAAGTGGAGTAACGGCTACTGTATTTACAGATGGTGCTAATTTTTACTCTGCTCAAACAGGATCTGCTGGAAATTTTACAGTAAACGGAACTTTAACTGCTACAGGTGTTACTGACACAGGTGCTTTATCAGCAACTACGATTGGAGGTACTGTTATTACAGCATCTAGCCAATTTACTGGTCCAGGAACTGGTTTAACAGGAACAGCTTCTAGCTTAACTGCAGGAACAGCAACTTCTGCAGCAGCTATTACAAACTCAGGTGGTTGGAATGTAACTCCTTCTGGAACAAAATTATATTTTAATTATAATGGCACTAATGTTGCTAGTTTAGATTCATCTGGTAACTTAATTTCTTTGGCTAACATAACTGCTTATGGAACACCATAATGAAAAAAGGTATTGATTTTATTTATGAATATTCAGATTTAAACCTTTTTCATACAAGGGTTCAAATTCTTACTGGTATTTATTCTGGAATCATTTTGGAGTTTGGCGGTTCAGGATTAATGCAATCAAAAGAAAAAAATATATTTAATTTTGATTATATTCTTTATGAAGTGCCTGATAAATTTCATGGTGCTACATTAAGAAAAAATAAAGAATTTAATGAATTTCTTGGTTATCTTTTAGTTGATGTAATTTCTTGCAAAAATAAAGACCCAAATGAATTAGAAAAACATCAAGAAGCTGCAAGTTTTATAGGTAAAATAAATTGCAATATTAAAATTTCTGAAAAATGGTATCCAAATTGGAAAAAACAACCAATAGCACAAGGTTTACAAGGATTCTAATATGACATTAAATTCATCTGGAGCAATAAGTTTAGCTGGAACAACTGCTGGTGTATCTATCGAAATTGAAAATGGTGGTAATGGTACAACTCAAATTAGCCTTAATGATACTGCTGTAAGAACATTAGCTGGTGTTCCTAGTGGTGCAATTACAATGCCAACTAATTTTTATGGAAAATCCAATACTTTTACTGGTGGATATACATTTACAACATCTACTGCAAACGCTTCTTTGAATGTATCTACTATTAGTGGATATATTTCAGGAAAATCAACTATAACTGTAACCATCAATAGTGGGGTTTATTTATATGCAACCTCTACTGGAAATTATGGATTAAACCTTTCAGGCGGTGTATCAGGAGATACCATAACTGTTGTTAATAATGGTTATATTTGCGGTCAAGGTGGTAATGGGGGTAGTAATAATGGTGGATCAGCATTAAATGTTGGAACAGGTATTAATATTACCGTTAATAACACTAATGCTTCTGCTTATATTGGTGGTGGTGGTGGCGGTGGAGCACAAGGTTATCCTTCAGGTGGCGGTGGTGGTGGTGCTGGCGGTGGTGCTGGTGGTAATGGCACAACAGGAACACATGGTTGCGGTGGTGCTGGCGGTGGTGCTGGTTCAGTAGGAAACAATGGTTTTAATGGATATAATCCAGGATACGGTGGTGGTGCTGGCGGTGGTGGCGGGGGCGGTCAATGTATTTCATGCACAGGTCGTGCTGGCGGTGGTGGCGGTGCGGGTAGACAATTTCCAGGATCAGGTGGTGCTGGTGGAAGCGGCAATCCTAATTGCGGAGGTTCTTCAAATAATGCTGGTGGTATAGGACAATATTACAGTTCATTTGATGCTGGTGGTGGTGGTGGTTGGGGTGCTTCAGGCGGTAATTTACAAGGCGGTGCTGATGGAGGTACAGGCGGAAAAGCAGTAAATCTTAATGGTAAATCTGTTACATGGACTTCAGGTAATACAACAAGAGTATGGGGGTCAGTATCATGATTTATGTTATACAAAGCAATTATATTTGTCCTGACCAAGCAACCATTGATGAAGGAAAAAGTCTTTATTACATTGGTCAATTTAGCATTGGTACTGAAGTTGATGCTCAAGCTTTACTTACTCAATTACAAAATAATTGTTTAACTAAAAATATTAATTTATTTACTGCTAATTTAGAAGTTATTGTTTCTGATGGTGTTCAATGGACTTTAATTGATTTAAATACTGAGCCTGAAAATACAGACAGAATTTATCAAATATTTGATCCTATTAATGGTAATTATGAACAAACTATTGGATTAGATAATGCAAAAGCTTTGCTTGCAGAAGAACAACAATCTTATTTGGCATTTAATTTTTTAGCTAATTATCGTTCTTGTCCTACATGGAATGATGTTACTCCTCATCCAGCAAAACCTGATATAGGAACAACAGGAACTCAAACATTATGATGACTGAAGCCAATAGAATTAATCCTTTTCATAGCATTACTTATGATGGTGCAACTTTAAATATATTTCATGCTAATAAAGGTGAAGGATTGCCAGCACATCAACATACTTTTGCTCATGCAACTATGTGTCATGCTGGTTCTTGTTGGATTCGTAAAGAAGGAAAAGAATTATTAATAACAAAAAACACTCAACCTATCAATTTAATAGCTAATGAATGGCATGAAATTGAAGCCGCTGAAGATGGAACTGTATTTGTAAATGTATTTGCTGAAGGAAAGTATTAAAAGTGAATCATGGCAGATCCGTTTGGTATAACCGAAGGAGCGAAAGCTCTTAGCGGAAGCCTAGATGCAAGTCGGGAGGCTAGTAAAAACCTTTCTAAAAGTATTGAAAGTGTACAGCAAGACGGAATAGATGTAGCACAACGCAAAGCCCAAGAAAGACGTAGGGCTGCAAAAGAAGCAGAATTAAAGAAGCAAACAGCGTTGATTAAAGCGTTGGAAGATTGGAATAAGAAGAAACAGATTAGTGACCAAGAAGCAAAGTTAAAAATAGATTTTGTAAAGAAATATGGTGCTAAAGAATGGGAAGCTTTATTAAAGATTAAGTTAGATATTGAAAATATGGAAAGGAAAGCTAATGAGGCTTTCCAACATGATTTAAAAGAAGTTCGTAAAGTACAGCTTTATTGTTTTGCACTTGCAACATTAATCGCTTGGTATTTAACTTGGGGTTATAAACAATGAACGAAAGATGGATATGGCTTTGTATAGCATTGTGTATTTGGCTTATTGCGGGAATTTTAATTATGGGAACTTACTAATATGTTTGGCATAGATGACATCATTGGCGTAGGAATGAAAATCCTGGATAAAGTTATTCCAGATCCAGTTGCAAAAGCAGAAGCACAAGCCAAGCTAGTAGAATTACAACAGCAAGGACACCTAGCAGACCTAGCAGCAGACACGGCAGATAGCCAAGAAGTAACAAAACGTGCTCAAGCGGATATGGCATCTGATAGTTGGCTGGCTAAAAATATACGTCCCATGACGTTAATTGCTATTTTAGTAGGTTATTTTACTTTTGCAATGATGTCTGCTTTTGATATTGATACAAACAAAACCTATGTTGAATTATTAGGTCAATGGGGAATGTTAATTATGTCTTTCTATTTCGGTGGAAGGACCTTAGAAAAAATTATTGACATGAAGAGTAAACAATGAATTCCAAAGACCACATAATGATTATTGCTGCTTGGTCATTGGTAGCAATTGTTGTAGCTATGCTTTTAATGTTTGGCTATGCTGTAATTGACCCTAATTTTGATACAGACAAAGTATTTCAGATTATTGGACCAGCTTTTCAAACGATTGTTGGCGGGTTTATTGGTCTAATTACAGGGATCAAAATAGGATCAGATGATGACAAATGAGCAACTAGCAGCGTTAGGTATTGAGGATAAATGGTATCAGCCATTGATGGATACTTTTAGTAAATATGGTATTAATACCACCCAACGCCAGGCTTGCTTTATTGGTCAATGCGCCCATGAATCTGGCAATTTTAAAACTTTAGAAGAGAACCTTCATTACAAAGCTGAATCTTTAATGAAAGTCTGGCCTAGCCGTTTTCCAGATATGGATACCGCCAGCAAATACGCCAATAATCCACAGTTGATAGCCAAT